GGACCCTTTCGGGTCCATCTCAGATGGGGATTTCCTCATCTTTTTCTGCCATTCCCTATTAACTGGAGTATCACATGTTTTCTTCTTATGTAATGACAACTTGTAAACTGGCTCTTCACGATCCTTCAATTTATTTGGAGGTCGATCGACGCTTTGATGGAGTAATTACCCCTCAACTCATCGATTTGATGCCAGATCACCTCGCTGCTATTACATGTTTAGTAACATGTGAGCAAGCCATTCATATGTCCCCGACTTCCATAGTCTGGGTACGTGTGATGGTTCGCAGCGTTTTGCGCTCTCTGAGTAGGATGTCAATGGATGTTAAGACGTCAGATTATCACAAGGTATATCTTACCTCGGGTTTGACGTCTCGCTCCTTTGATATATCATCTTACTCTGATCGAAAAACTCTGCGTACACTCCTGTCTTTAGGGGTTAGGCAGCTCTCTACCGTGAAACCCCGTGGTGGGGTTTGACCCTTCGAAAAGGTCTAGGACTATATGGTTACCAAAACTCGCCCGAACACTACTACAATGTATAACCGGAACCTGCGAACCTCCATCACTGGAGTTTGGCAGGTAATCGGTCCCCCTACGCCTTATTCTAGAGGTACTGTTACCTACGAAGATAGGGCTAAAGGGATCGATTGGCGCACTCTGATTAGAAATAATCAGGATGCGACAACGGAGGCATCTGGTAGTGAATTGGTTTGGGATGGTAACCCGTCCTATCTCCTGGCTCGTCAGATATCGACTGGACAGTATGATGGTCAACAAGCCATCGATGATACTGCCCTGGGGCTTCAGGCCTCTCATGTCGACTCTGCTCGCCAGCTTGCCATCGGAGATTTTATCAAGAAAGCCAAGTCTGCTCAGCACGAGTTTGGCGCCGGAGAGTTCCTTGGGGAGATCTTTCAAACCTTACGGTTTGTCGGTAACCCTATTAGTTCTTTCCGACGTTATTCAAGTGATTATCTGCGCAGGATGCAGGGAAAGGCCGTCTGGGTTGGAACTCGTCGTTCCAAACGCCAGCGCATGGCCTCTGCGTGGTTAGGTTACCGTTTTGGTGCCTTACCACTTCTTGGTGATATCGATTCCGCGATGGAAGAACTCGCCAATACATTGGTCGGTAAACCGCCTACTCTTCCAGTTAATGGAAAGGGTAAGTTTTCGTCTGCTACTAATGTTGTGACGACGGGCACAAATCTAGGTAAATGGGATTTCGAGAGAAGGGTATCCACTCAAGACAAGACCGAGGTTAAAATCCGCGGCATTGTCAAGATGAAGATCCCAACTCAAGTAATCTGGACCCCCGGAACCATCAGAGTATTCCAGGACTTTTTTCCTACCCTTCATGAGGTTATGCCTTGGTCATGGGCGCTTGATTACTTCACCAATGTTGGTGATATAATCTCTGCGCTCACATACCTAGACTGTAACCTTGGGTGGGTAAATCAGACCAGGAGATCTACTAAGATGACGAAGGAGATCCTTACCTATAAGCCAAATAACGCCGCTGACTGGCTAATTCTAGGCAGTCAGGGACGTTTTACCACCACAACTTCGAAGATCTGGGATCGGACTCGTATTAGTCCCTCTTCTTTGGTTCCTACTCTGGTATTGAAAACACCATTTGGGAAACCACTTAAAGAGGCAAACTTATGTGCGGCTCTCTTCCAGACATTCGGAACACGCAACCCTAGGGGCATTCGTGCTTCTTAAGGTTATTCTCCTTAAACCCCTTTTCGAGGTTCATTAGATGTCAGTTACTCTTACTTCACCAGTTACTGGTGCTGCCCAGACCGGCTTCACTTCTCCCACTTATACTATCACTACCGACATTGCGCCGGATGTGAATGGTAAACAGTGGGCAGTGACGGCTCTTGGAGGTACACAAGCCGGTGTGCGTGCTCATGCTGTTTCGGATCCATTTACGTTTACTGTTTACAGGCCTAAGATTCCGGCTTCATTGCCTAATCCAAATCCTGTTACAGGTCGTTATGGCCCGATTCCACAGAATCGCCACTCCGTCGTTGTGAGAAAGGGTGTGAACTTTGCTGCTAATATGGCCCCGCTTATCGCGACGGCCCGCTGCCTCATCGACATTCCTGCCGGTGCGGACGCTTATGATCCAGCAAATATCAGAGCGCTTTATAGCCTTCTGATTGGAGCCCTGACACAGCAAGCCGCCGGTTTCGGCGATACTGCGGTGACAGGTATCCTTTGAGGAAGTTTCTGAGGCCCCGTTTTACGGTGTCTCAGTTATATAGGATCACGATTATATCCCTTTGGAGGGCTCTGATCGTTTTCCTATTTCTTTCTCTGTTCCATGATGTTGATCCGTCCTGGATTCGCATCATATTCAACTGGTAACCTACCAGTTGTCCCTTTGCCTCTAGAGGAGACGTTAATGACAGTCCAGTCTGATGCTCTTTTCCGATCCTTCACCGATGATCTTGACCACTTCGACGGTCCTATGACCGAAGTTCAATGGCATGCCGCTCTTGCGCAGCGTACTAATCTCTTGAAGAAATATCAAGATGATATAAGTCCTACTGCGGAAGCGACCGCTATTGAGAAGTTCTTACACTCTAATTCCAGGTGTAAGCAGTGGTCCCTCCAGCTAAACACATCCGCGGATGAAGAACTTTGGGGGACCTTTGTCTCCGAAGTTTTCCGTCTGTTTGATGATAATGTTAATCATTGGGACCTTCACAAGGTCTTTGATGCTGGAGATCTTGGCTCTGGTTCGAATCTGTCAGCTCCGTTTACCGATAGGTATTCTAAGCTGTTTGGTTCAGATCTGAGTACGACATCGATGGCTATGTACAAAATGTACATGGCTTGGGCTGAGGAGTGTACCATCCTTCGTGGAGCGGCTAACTACCGCCAAAACGAGTATGGTCCACCTCGGATCCATAAGGCTTCCAAGGTTACCTGTGTACCTAAGTATAGGGACGTAGCCAGGACGATTTGCGTCGAGCCAACATTGAATATGTTTGCTCAACGGGGTATCGGCCGTCTAATCGACGGTCGTCTGAAACGCTTTGGTTACAACCAAAGAGTCCAGCCCGACGTTAATCGCACGCTTGCGAAAGAAGGTTCTGTTACCGGCGCCTGGGTCACTATTGACCTAGAGTCGGCTTCAGACAGTGTCTCGCTTGAATTATGTAGAACGATACTCCCTCGGTGGACCTTCGATCTCTTGAACCTTACCCGATGTGGCTCTTGCCTCATCGCTGGAAAGGAGATCAAGCTCGATATGGTTTCATCTATGGGGAACGGCTACACTTTCTCGCTTGAAACTGCTATCTTTTATTGCATGTGTCGAGCCGCCTTACGTATGTCCAACCAAAGTCCTGAACTCTGTTCAGTCTTCGGTGACGACATTATCATAAGTACCGGCAAGCCTGACCGACTAGTTCGGCGCCTCTTATCGATTGCCGGTTTCACCGTCAACGATAAGAAGTCGTTCTCAGAAGGTCCGTTCCGTGAGTCCTGTGGCAAAGATTTCTATCTCGGCCAGAATATCAGGTCCGCGTATATAGATACGCTTAGGACCCGGCAGGACTACTATAGTGCAATTAATCGCCTCAATGCGTGGAGTATAAGGATAGGTATACCAATACCTAAGACTTTAGCTACACTCATGTTTGGCCTTACACAGAGAGGTCTGTGTAGGGCTGCGATTAATTTTGTACCCCTTCATGAAGATGAGTCGAGTGGAATTAAAATCCCACTCGATTTCCTCCCACGATGGGTGCTTAACGGAAATGGGTCCCTAGTTTATAGAACTTGGGAACCTACTACTGTCAAGCTCGTACAGGTCGATAGCACTTTCATTGTATCTCCTGTTTATAGGCGGTACAAGAAAAAACTCGCTAAGTTGATCGTCAATCCTGACGGTCTACTGGCTTGTTCGCTATCTGGGCACCTTAGGAACTTATCAACGGCCATCAGGCATGATGGTCCAATGATGGGTTGGGTTGACAAAGTCACACCGTGTTGGTCTTACGACCTTACAGGAGACTTCCCAG